ATACAAGTATCCAGCATAATATATGACAGCTTTCCAGAGTATCAGGGGGAATGTTCCCTTGTGCTCTTTCTTTCTCATTGTAATTTAGCCTGTCCTTTATGTTACAACCTTCCTTATTTTGATAAAGAAATCATGTCTGCCAAGAAAGCTATTGACGTGTATCTAAGGCCTAATCATACGGCTGTTGTCTTCTTAGGAGGAGAACCTACTATTTGGGATGACCTTCCAGACTTGGTTAAGTATGTTAAGAACAAGAACTTAAAAACAAAAATATACACCAATGGACAAAGGCCAGATATTTTAGAATCCTGTACCAAATACTTAGATGCTGTAAGTATAGATTTCAAAGCTTTTTCTGATGTTTCTAAGATTATTGGAAAAAATATTAGTGATATTGAGTATAAAAATAATATTTTTACTTCCATTTTGAAATTAAAGGGCTATAATACTAATATAGAGATCAGAACAACAAAGTGGCCTACTGTAGAACACAGGAAAATTGGCAAACTACTACACACGATGTGGCCAGAAATTCCGCATATTCTACAAGAAGGTAAATATTATGGATAAGAAAGGAAAGGCAAAAAACTATACATCAATGTGCATTATGTATAGTTTCTATAGGCATAATCTAAGGAGAACCCCATGAGTAAATACATACCTAAGCTAGTGAAAGAATTAATAGAGTTGTTGAACAATGTGGAACATATAAAAGATTATGTAATAGGCTGCATAATTGGGGCAGGTCTATTTTTGATTGTATTGGTCATGATTGAACTGGGCTTTTGGATATTATTGGATTGTAACGTAATTTATATGCTAATGAACGGGAGAACCCCATGAGTGAAGATAAAGACAAGTGCCCAGGATGTGGATGTGGGATGAAAATACAATTATATCCCAGCACTATTCCAGCAAGCGAGGGGCGTTCTGGCCCAACGAGTTATCTGCATGTAGTTGGTGGTATCCAATGCCTCCGCAACCAGCTTGAGCAGTCGAAGGCTGAGAACGAGAAGCTGACAGAGAAACTTGTGCTGGCACGATGTGATAGCGAAAATGAACGCCTCAAGGCTATTTATTTTCAAACAGAGCTAAATAAACTTAGAGATGAAGCTGAAGCGGTTAAGGTCGAAAAGAAAGCAAAACCCACCTTGCCGGAAGAAAGGTAAAATGTATATTGAAATAGAAGGAATATATTGCTGCCCACTTACAATCAAAAGGAACAAGGGTAAATACTGTGTAGTCGATGTTGACCCGCATGGCACAGAACTTGATAGTGATGGTTGCCGCCTTGTAGCCAAGGCTTTTATTGAAGTAGCGGAAGAAATGGAGAGTGAGAAATGAAAGATAAACAAGCCCTTTACGATTATGCGTTAGGTGAGATAACACGCCACAAAGCACTAGAGGCGGTCGAAAAAGCCGAGGGAAAATGCTGTACGATGAATACTGGTTACGCATTAGCCTACGCAGACATAGCTCGTCGTCTCACCGATATGGGATGTAAAGCAAGCGACGGTATAAAATGAATCCAACAACTAAAACTTTTTCTGTAACACCAGAAGATAATGAAGGCAGACAGAAAATCATTCCTATGCAACAACGAATCACTTTACTCAAAAACAATAACGCGATGATAATAAAACGCCTAGACGCTCTCGAACTGCATGAAGGAGGGAGTATTGGGGATAATAACCTAACAAAACAACAATATGAGACTTTTAATAAGATGGCAGCAATTATTTTTACATCTCACCACGAACACCTTAGGATGGGACAAAGACTGTTTTGTGCCTTACATGATGTTTCTAGTGATGTGGCTTCTAAATTAACAGGAACCCTCGCAGATCCTTTTTATGTGGATGCGAGAATTCCTGAATTTTTAGCTTGGGTAAAAGGAAAGGTAGAAGATGAATAAACTATCAAAAGATTTAGAAGATTTTATATGTGTCTTTATGAAAAAATATGGGGTAGACGAGGATGAAATGATGGAATTATTAACGCAATGGGCGGGGTGCTGGAGATGAACACTGTAAGAATAACAAAAGAAAAGTTTAATCTTGTTTGTCCCCTCTGTGGCTATATGGAAACATTATGCGTTGTGTTAAGTCATAGGTTTGATTTTGGATGTCTTTGATGTAAAACGTCTTTTCATGATTTTCATGATTTTGATGCTATTGTTAAACAATGTGATGTTGATGAAGATGCTTGGTGGAAAGGACAAAATAAATGAACAAACTGCCAGAAGGTAAACATATAAATCTGGAATATGTTCCTAGTGAGAAACAATTAAAAGCCCATATGTGTAATGAAAAGATCATACTATTCGGAGGAGCGGTCGGGGGCGGAAAAGCGTATCTCCTTATTACACCTACACTTACAATCGATGGTTGGAAAACAATGGGGGAGATTCAACTAGGTGATATAGTTATAGATAGAGACGGAAATCCCACAAAAGTTTTGCGGGTGACTGATACAATGTATAATCATGAATGTTATAAAATCATATTTAATGCTGGATCAGATGAGATTATAGCGGATGCAGAACATCAATGGGTTGTTCGAGATGTTAGAAACAGGGAAAAAGTCTATAAACGAACAGATGAATATCGAAAAAAGCGGCAAGCTAAACGGGCCTCTAGAAGTAAAGGAATACGCCCAGATGTTATTACCAAAAATAAAATTAAAAAATGGGAAACACTTTCTCCTCCTGATCCTTTTATAGCCACCACAGAAGACTTATTTAAAAATAAGCATGTTAAAATAGGAGCAAATCCCTTAGGATGTAATTATACCATTGATGTAGTTAAACCTTTGCAATTACCAGAAAAAGAACTTATAGTTTCTCCCTATGTTCTTGGGGCTTTTCTTGGTGATGGAGACGCGATCCATGCTACTATAGCTGGTTACGATCAACCTGTCTATGATAAAGTGGCTTCTTATGGTTATGAACTTAGACCACATAAAAACCCTGTTTCAAGAGGATTTAAAGGATTATTAACAGACCTCAAAAAAATCAATGTTATAAGGAACAAACATATTCCTCATGATTATCTTTTTGCTTCATACCAACAAAGATTAGAACTTATTCAAGGCCTTCTCGATACTGATGGATGCATACATGAAAATGGGGCTTGTGAGTTCTCCTCCTGTCTTAAGCCTCTTTCTGATGATTTGTGTTTCCTTCTCCGTAGTATAGGAATTAAATGTAATGTCAGGACAAACGAGGCCTATTCCTATAATGACGGAAAAAAAAGATGTAAAGACCGTCATAGAATTAAGTTCAGAACAACCCTTCCTGTATTTACTCTTCCTAGACACTTGGCTAGGCTTCCCAAAAAAACAGATACCAGAAACCTATACCACCACATTACCGATATTGTTAAAGTCCCATCTCAGCCTATGAAGTGTATTGAGGTTGATAGTCCAAGCCACACATACCTTTGCACTAAATCGCTCATCCCCACCCATAATTCAGTTTGGGGAGTAAACGATATGTTGCAAAGTTGTATTGATTTTAGTGGTAATCGTGTGGGTATTTTTAGATGGGAGGGAGTTGTATTTGGGAACTCGACCATGAAAACGGTAAAGAAATGGGTTTTAGATGTTCCGGGATTGGTAAAGAGGCATAACTTGTCTAAGAGAATTATTACTCTGTTTAATGATAGTGAAATTTTTTATGGGGGGTTAAAACCTTCTTCATCATCTACAGGAGACTTACTATCTACAACCAAGTCCCTTGAGTTGTCTTGTTGTTTTCTTGATGAGGTTTCCGACTTTCCAGAAGAGGTATTTAAGTTCCTGCTTGCTCGTGTTGGTAGATGGGAAGGGGTGTCTAATAAAACAGGAAAAAAAGTTATAGTCCCAAAAAGACTTATATGTTCCTCAAATCCTGTGGCTGGATGGGTTAAGTCCAGGTGGATAGATAAAAAACTAATAGACCATGATTTTATTCAGTCTAAGGCTACTGATAATCCCCACCTTGAAGCCGAGTATGTTACTGACCTGTACAAGCATTGGTCTCCAGAAGTGGCTAGGCAACTCCTTGAGGGAGACTGGGACGCAATAGAAGACCACGAAGCCCTTTATTCCTATGCGTCTATTCTAAGGGCGGCGGAAAAAAAGATTGCAGTAGAGGACTCCGATGAAGTTTTAATCGCTTGTGATGTGGCTTCTTTTGGTGATGATGAGACCGTTATTGGTATGAGACAGGGAATGCACTCAGAAATTTTAGAGATCATCAAAAAAAGTAGTATAACTTTTGTAGCAGACAGATTAATTCATTATTTTAATAATAATGAGGCCGAGTACATAATAGTTGATAGCGTAGGAATAGGAGGAGGGGTTTGTGATATATTAGACGACAAAGACATACCCTGTGTTAGGTATGTATCCGGGGCGGCTGCTTTAGACGCAGAAAAATTTCTTAACTATAGAGCAGAGTGTCATTGGCATTTTAGGCATTTGTTAAATAATGGGCTGGTAGATATCCCTGATGACAGCATATTACATGGGGACTTAGCATCTATCCGATATGAAGAGCAGGGGGACAAGAAGATAAAAATAGAGAGTAAAAAAGACCACAAAAAAAGAACGGGGAAAAGCCCAGATTATGCAGATACATTTATCATGCTGTATGCAGATGCCTGTAGCCCATATCAAATGAGTGGGGTTTTATAAATAATTTTATTTTTCTGTGGTTTTTTGGATTTATTAGGGTATAATAGAAGTAGAAAGGAAAAAGAAATGACAACAGTAAAAGACTTGGAAAAGAGAATTGAAGCACAGGATGTAGAAATAAAAAAATTGGTTAAGAAAACGTGTGCATGTACCAATAATCATACATGCCATCCTCTCTTATCTATGCAGTTCAATACTATTTCTGTTTTAACAGGAAATACTGGAGAGATTTTTCTTACGTGGACATGTCCTGTATGTGGTAAAATTAAAAAGGCCACTGTAGTGTTATCTAAAAAACAAAACAAAAGTATTAAAGAACAGCGAAAATTGGTGTGATAATATGGCATACGAAGCAATCATAACTAAAATTACAAACATTAGAGAACACCCCAATGCTAATAAATTAAAACTTGGAACCGCCTCTGGTTATCAAGTTGTGGTTAGTCTTGCACAACAAGAAGAGCTTGGGGTGTTCTTTCCAACAGATGGTAAACTCTCTCACGAAATGCTTTTAAATAATAATCTTTATAGAAAGCATCCTGAAACTGGGGAACCTATGGGGGGATTTTTTGAACTTAATGGGAGAGTCAGATGCCAGACTTTTCGGGGTGAAAACTCCGAAGGCTTCTGGATTCCTTTGAAGTCTTTGGCCTGGACGGATATAAATTTAGATAAGTGTAAAGAAGGAACCACCTTTGATATCTTAAACGGACAAAGAGTGTGCGAGAAATATTATACTTCTAAGACATTGAAAATGCAGGGGCAGCGGAATTTACAAAAACACCATAAACAAAACCAATACCCTTATTTTAGAAAGCACACAGACACCAAAAAATTAAGGTATTGTTTGGGTGACTACCATACAGGAGATGTTCTTTCTTTTACAGAAAAATTACATGGCACGTCAGGATTGACCTCCCTTACATTACGAGCACCAAAAAAAAGATGGTGGAATATTTTGTTTCCTCAAAAACGCAAATGGGAATATGTTTCTGGGTCTAGAAATATGATACTATCTAATCCTATATCTTCTGGTGTCCATGCTGGAAAAATAAGAAAAGAAATACATGAAAGAATACAAATCGGAGGACTAAAACGGGGAGAAACATTATATTATGAAATAGTTGGTTTTATTGATGATACTCCTATTATGGGGATGCACCCAATACAAGATATTGATTTTATAAATAAATATGGTTCCCATATGGTATATTCGTATGGGTGTGCTTCAGAGATAAAGCCATATATGTTTTATGTTTATAGAATTACATTATCAAATGACGAGGGGTATTGTGTTGAATACTCCCCGGAACAAATACATACCCGCTGTGCTGAGTTGGGGCTAGATGTGGTTCCCACCATAAAACCCGCATTTATTTTTTCAACAAGCACCCAAGAACTTATGGCTATGTGTAAAACCTATTCTGAGGGAAATAGTTTGCTTTCTAGTACTCATATTAAAGAAGGAATAGTCGTATATAATTATTCCACTAATCTAAGAACGAAGTATAAATCGGCCTTTTTTTGTGATTTAGAGGGTATAGCTAAAAATGATGATAATTATGAGGATATAGAAGATGTTGTTTGATTTATTATTTTGTCCAAAAGTGTATAGTTTAATAGGAGATAAGTTAGCTACTGAAAAGCCGGCACTCTACTGTCCTCTGGCTCTCTCCTATTAAACCATACGGGCAGTGTATTAAGGACAGAATATGTATCAAAAGAAGAAATGCTCCAAGTGTGGGGAAATTAAAAAACTATCAGAGTTCCATAAAAATAAAAACAACAAAGATGGGTATAAATATCAGTGTATAGCATGTGGAAAAAAATACCAAATAGAAAATGAAGAAAAGATACAAGAGTATTTAAAAAACACAAAAGAACACCGTAAAAAAAGAGGTAAACAATATAGAGAAAAAAACAAAGAAAAAATTCAAAAAATAGGAAGACTGTACTATCAACAAAATAAAGATAAAATAAAAGAACGTGTTAATAGGTATAGTAAAGAAAACAAGAAAAAAATTAAGATAACACAAAAAAAGTATCGGAAAAAGAATAAAAAGAAAATAAAAGAACATGTTGCCAAGTATAATAAAGAAAACAAAGAAACAATAAAAATTAAGAAATATATTTATAGACAAAAAGATATAAATAAAAAAAGAGCCAGAACGTACCACATAGAACACACTTATAATATATCTTATAATGATTATTTACTAAAAGTAAAAAAACAAAAAGGAGTATGTGCTATATGTGGAAAACCAGAGTCCTTCAAAAGAAATGGAAAGATACAAAATTTATCTATAGACCATTGTCATATTACAAATAAAGTGCGTGGATTATTATGTAAAAGATGTAACTTAGGGATAGGTTTTTTTTGTGATGAAAAGAAAATTATAAAAAAAGCAATAAAACACTTACAACAGGTAGATTTTTATTTTGATAAACCGAAAAAAAGAATTGTTCCTCGTATATTAGGAAGTAAAGCGGCAAGCCTTATGAAATGCTTCCATTTATCTTTAGACAACTATAATAATATAATAAAAAAACAAAAAAATCGGTGTAAGATATGCGGCAAAGAGGAATTGGAAACACGCAAGAACAAATTAAAGTCCCTTGCCGTTGATCATTGCCATAAAACGGGCAAAATAAGAGGATTATTGTGTGCAAAATGCAATAGAGGATTGGGGTTATTTTATGATGATGTTAGTTTAATTAAAAAGGCTATTATATATTTGGAAAAACATGAATATTAAAAATATATTACATAATTTTGGAATTGATTACGTTATTCCTAATCCTGATGCTAATGTAATTAACATCAACTGTGTATTCTGTGTTGGTAGTACTCGTGGTATGCCTGATGATAAACATCGTTGTGGGGTTTTTGAGCCATATGGAAATTATTATTGTTTGCGTTGTGGGCAAAAAGGATCCCTAAAGCATCTACTCCAAACTATTGCGGACATAACAACAGAAGAGTACAATGACCTTTTTACAGTTGAAATTAACAATAACGAAAATGCCGTGGACATTATTAAAGAAAAATTTAAGAAACATAAAGCAGAACATAGAATGAATATTCTTGATGGTGTCCCCGGCGAGTTATTGCAAAATTCTCAACAACTACAAGATTACCCCCTATTAGAAAGATTCATAAAATCCCGCAAAATCGACATACAGACTCTTATCGAGTACAATTGTCGAGTATGCGGGTATGTGGGAGCCTATGCCAACAGACTTATTTTGCCTATTATACAAGATGGTAAAGTAGTTTCTTTTCAGGCCAGAGATTTAACTGGTACGGCGGATAAGAAGTATGACAATCCGAAAGTTCCTATTAATGATTATATATACAGAACTAAGTTTGTAGACGATTCATGTGTGTATATAGTCGAGGGTATTTTCGATGCCTGGAGAATGTTGTATAATACAGCAGCTATATTTGGAAAAACCATTACAAAAAAACAAAAACGACTGCTGCGTAATTTAAATGCAAAAAAGTACGTTTTTTGTTTGGATTCAGATGCCTTTTGTACTACAATTAAAGAGATGAGAAGTTTAGCAGATTATGTGGAGAAAATCGGGATGATTGCCTTACCCAAAGGAAAAGACCCGGACAATCTCGGACGAGAAAAAATAGAGTGCTTGCCCGTTAGATGGACATGACTCGGTGTGAAGTAATACCCATGAGGGTGTGTATAACGGAGCTTTAGTAACATTATTTGAAAATAGGAAAGGAAAAGGAAATGGCTAATAGTAATGATGGAATAGGACTGGGAACATGTTTGTTTATTGTTTTTTTAGTATTAAAGTTATGTAATGTTATAGACTGGTCATACTGGTGGGTTACTGCCCCTCTATGGATACCCGTTGTTGTTCTTTTAGGTGTTATAGCAATAATACTTATTGTGATGCTTGTTAGAGGATTGATAGCAGGATTGATTAAAGGCTTATCGGGTTAGTAGCTCAATTGGATAGAGCATCATCCTTCTAAGATGGGGGTTGCAGGTTCGAGTCCTGCCTAACCCATTTGAAAATTGAATATTGAAATTGAGAGGTGGTTACACCAGTCAATTAAGGACTGCGGCAGCGAACAGGAACGTCCGACCGGCTAACCTTGACAAAGGATAAACTAGCGTCAGGAGAGACCTTTACTCGAAGCTCCTCAAAGAAGACTCCCGGAAGCGATGGCAACCGTCAGGGTCTTGCTGGGAAAGCCGTAACTTGTAACCGCCTCTCGATAATCTTGCTGGCGTGGACTTTGTTAGTCTCGCTATTATGCCGGGAACACTAATGGGTTAACTGTAAATATAAACCGGCTCAAAGACTTTATTGACGTACCCATTCTTGTATGGCCAAAGTGACGTCTGCGAAGTTGATATGTGATGGGTTTGAATCCCACACGCCAGCATTGCTTCCTACCAGTGGCAGGGAGCCTACAAAGGCTTGACCACTGTGCCCGTCTGACGAAACAGTGGTACTTTATAATTGAATAGCTCCCGTGGCGAAATGTAGACGCACCCATCGTGGAGATGGGTATAGATAACGAAATAAAGGTAAATCGAAAGTGGTTAAAATTATTATGATGACGGTGTGAGAACTGAGTAATAATAAAAGTAAGCCAGCTTTAGCAACATCAAACAAATCTATTTACTCAAGATAGAAAGTTTGTGGCTACTGTATTTATCCTAATTGCTATGTGCAGGTTCAAATCCTGCTGGGAGCTTTATAGTACGAACGGATAGACGCTGTGGATAATCGAAAGAAGAAGTGGAACGACGTGAAATCCCTAGTAGGCCGGCATTTAAAAAAAGAAAGTAATATATGATTAAATCTCTTGGTGTATCTTTGCAAAAGTCGATCTTAAAACTCCTTATTCTGGAAGACTCGTTCATTTCTATGGTTGCCGGGGATATTAAGGTAGAATATTTTTCTTCTATCATCAGTCGTAAAATAGCCAGAATATGTCTGGATTATTACGAAAATTATAAAGAGGCTCCCAAAGGACATTTTAATGATGAGCTCTTTAGTGCACTAGAACCACTAGACGAAGATGATAAACAGGACTATGTAGATTTCATCCAGTCCTTAGAACGTGTTAATCCCAATATGGATTATGTGCTTTCTCGTATTAGTAAGTTCATAAAAGGGAGAGTTTTTGAAAACAGTGCAATTAAGTTTGCCGAGCTTACTTCAGAAGAAAAATTTGAAGAAGCCGAAACCCTGATGTATGATACCCTTAAAGCGGGCATCTATGAAAAAGATGAGCCTTTTGACTACGGAACAGATGAAACTCACCTAAATAAAAGAGGGGAAAAAGAAACCTATCTAATGACTACTGGTATTGAGCATTTAGATAGACTTATAGGGGGGTATAAGCGAGGAGAGCTTATTTGTAGCATGGGGGGATATAAAGGAAAGAAAACGTGGTTCCTTCTTCATGTGGCCAGAACAGCAGTTGCCCAGGGCTTAAAAGTTATTTACTTCACCCACGAAGTTTCTGTAGATGAAATAGATAGACGTTTGGATATGATGATATCTATTAGGGCCAGCGAAGATGAGTATGTAAATACTACAGTAGAAGCTCCTTTTTATGACAGACTAAAAAAAGAAATATACATTCAACCTTTTAAGGCAAAGTATGTATATGAAAACCATGATATTATACGAAATAAGCGAAAGCAATTATTAGAAGATGGGGGAGTCTTAAAAGTAAAAAAATATCCTATGGAATCCTGCTCAGTTGAACAAATGGAAAACTATCTTGATTATCTTGAACAATACTATGATTTTATTCCCGATGTTGTTATAACAGATTATCTTGATATTATGGATATTTCAAAATACAGCAACGAAAAACGTCACCAAATAGATTCGGGGTATAAAAAACTCAAAAGAATAGCGGATGAAAGAAATGTGGCTTTATTTACCGTATCCCAAATAACTACGGATGCTCTTTCTAAAGAAAAAATAACAATGGCAAATCTAGCAGAAGATAAACGAAAAGCCGGAAATGTAGATTTGCTTTTGGCTGTCAGTGGGTCGGAGGAGCAGGATAAAATAGGTATTGGCAGAATAACGATAGTGGCGGCCAGATCTAGGGGACATATGGGAGACCATTGCATGTTTAGTCATTGTATTCCTATAGGCCAATTTGCTTTGTCCTCTTGGTTTGGTGATGATTTAACTAGGGAGGCTTTTGCTGCCTTTGGAGAAGAATAATAAATTATAAAACACTAACAAAAGAAGAATTGGAATACATCTTTGGGGATATTGTCTTTAAGACTCCTCCTAAGCATCATCAGTTATTTTCTATGGCTTTTGCTGCTGACAAGGACAGGGTATGTTTCTTCCACGGAATTGGGACAGGAAAGAGCCTTTGTGCTTTATATACCCATCTGATTTGGGAGACAAAAAGAATATTGATCATTTGTCCAAATTCCGTCATTCAAACAACATGGAAAAATCAAATAGAAGAGCATACAAACGCCACATATACCTTATTGCAGGGAACAAGAGAAAATCGAAAAAATCTTTTGAAAAATAATTCTCAATTTTTTGTGGTTAATTATGAAGGACTTCTGCCTTTATTTAAGAGCAATAATCCCGAACAAGTATTTGATTGGTCGCTTATAGAGAAAGCCGGATTTGATGGTCTTATTATTGATGAGAGTCAGTTTACAAAAAATTATGAGACTAAACATACTCAGATATGTGCGGCTATAAGTGAGTTTAGTGACAAAGCCATTATTATGACAGGCACTCCCACCCTCTATGATTTTAGAGAGCTTTGGTCTCAGTATTATGTATTAGATAAGGGTAAAACACTAGGAAATAGCTGGTGGGGATTTTTACATAAATACTTTATTAAGTTTGTTATAAAACTAAAAAAGCCTCCTAGAAATATTCCTAATTGGCGACCTAAACGCGGGAGTGAAGATGAGGTACTTAACAGACTAAGACAAAACACTATTAGAGTTAATAGAGAAGACTGTATTGACCTTCCTGAAATTGTTTATCAACAAATAGAAGTTGAAATGACAAAAGACCAAAAAGACATTACCAAGAAACTGATTGACGACATTAACATTGAGGGGGTTGATTTAGGGAATGTTTTAAATAAGGCGGAGAAACTCAGACAAGTTGCCGGAGGTTTTTTGTATGATGATAAAAAGAATTCTACTTTTCTTAAAGAAAATAAAACCAAAGAAATAGTTGGGGTTCTTAATCAGATAACTACTAAGGCTATTATTTTCCATCACTACACAGCCGAAGGAGAATTACTTGAAAAAATGTGTAATAAGTATAAAATCAAGTATGCTTCTATGCGGGGAGATACTAAGGATAAGCAAAAGCAACACGCTAATTTTATATCTGACCCAACTATTAAGGTTCTAATTGCTCACCCAGCCACAGCCGGAACAGGTGTAGATGGATTTCAGGATGTTTGTCAGACCGTTATGTTTTACTGTAATGAAACTCATTTGACAAGAGACCAGTGTATAGGCAGAATTTATAGGAATAAACAGGAAAACAAATGTTTAATTATAGATATTATTTGTAAAGGAAGCGTAGATGAACTAAAAATAGAAAAAATAGGCGAAGATAAAACACGAGCAGAAAACATGTTAGATTATATACAAAATTTTAAGTAAGGAGAAAGAATGGTTATAAATGATTACTATCCTTTGATTTATCAACAAGCGTATTTTTGCCACCAAAAAATAGGGGGGTTTTCATACTATAGTATAGAAGACTTGGTACAGGAAGGAGTCTTTGTTTTTTATCGGATATTGGATAAATATGATGAAACTAAAGCCACCTTATCTACTTTCCTTACCATAGCTCTCCGCAATCATTATTCAAAATTAAATCAAAAGGAATATCGAGGTGCGAAGCCTTTTAATAATTATGAGAACATTACAGAGGTTTGTGATGAAAATAATCATGTAGTAGACGATAAAACTGACTTTATTGAGGAAATATTCAGCGAAAGCCTATCAAGTACTGCTTATAAAGTCGCTAGTATTATAGGGTTATCTCATAATAACAAGGTAAAGTTAAAAAATGAGATTAGAGAGAAACTCGGAATCTCTACAAAAGAGTTAAAACTGGTGTTTTCAGAGCTAAAAAGAAAACACTCTAACAGCCATTTATAGACATTTTAAGCCTCTATCTTTCTCAAGGCGGTGAAAGTACCTTTTTGAAAAGATAGAGGCTTTTTTAGGTTATTATATCGTATAACAGCAGGCAGCAGAGAAAATAAAAGGGTAGCTGTAAGTACTTAAGTAGTTGTTGTTCTTTATGTAGTTTTATATGACAAAATCAGCATAAAGTTATATCATTATTAATCACAAACTGCAATTCTGGAAAATCACTCATAAATTATCGTCGCGTCTAAATTGTTCCCTACCGTCTTGAGAGTCAAACCATTACTAAATGGAGCATTGTATGTCCATTCGCCTGGTACAGCAGTAGTCGTAGTAATTATACCCATTATAGCTCCACTGTCAGATGTATTATCATAGATGGTTACATTTGTTCCAGAGGTGTTATTAAACATTATTTTTTGAAGTGTTCCAGCCCCATATTTTAAGATGTGGGTAGCCGCATTTCCTGATAGATGATAAAATTGAGAGTTAGTTACAAGGTCTCCTAGTCTTAATATAGTAGCAAATCGAACATTAAATGAATTATCAGTAATATTTCCTCCGCTATTAATATTTTCCATTCTAATAGGAAATGTTAGAGTATTAGTTGAACTAGTTGAGGCATTTGTTATGGTGTGTAATAAAACACCATCTACAAAGAACTTAGCAGATAAAGCCGTATATTCAATAATAAGTTTTTTTATAGTCGTGTCCATAACAACAACAGCCCCATAATTACCAGTAAAACTACCACTATTAATTATTGTATCAGAAGTTCCTTTTCTGCTTCCAACACCAAAAGTTGTTCCATTTACTTGAAAAAAGAAGCCATCGCTATCATCATAAGCACCTATTCTTCTAATATTATTGGCTTGGGTAGCAGTAACTAATCTTGCTACTGTTCGGAATTGATTAGCCGCACCAGGAACTTTTCTGGCTCTACGAACAGAATTATATTGTACAGTGGAATCAGAAGTAATGCCAGTGGATAAAGTTACTTCTCCTGCTTGTGTTACACTACCTGAACCTGTTGCTACTGTAGTCCAAAAGTTGGTGTCTTTGGTTGTGCCGTCAAACCCAGTTCCAACCAATCTAACAGGAGTAATTGTTTTTAGGGAACCCAAAGATTCTACTTCTGCATGAGAATTTGTTTCACAGTCTAAAATACAAGCAGATGCTTTAAGCCTACCACGAGCATCTAAAGCCCTAGGCAAAGATTCAACAACAGGACACAAAATGCCCTGTAATCTAAAATTGGATGTGGCTGTTGTTCCTGTAAGAACAACTCTTGTTCTCCAATATGAAGACACAGCCTGAACGGTTCCACCATCCCCTCCCTTACTGTAAAAATAATTGAAGGAATCGGTAATGTCCCAATTTGTGCCATCAGGAGACTGGTCAATATATATTGTTGCATTTTGAGTAGTATATAAACCCCATTGTAGCCCAACAACCCCTAAAGTAGAGGTAGATGTTCCGGTAAAAGTATATGCGTTATCTGAAGTTAAATTTGTAGTACTAGAATTATTGGTATCCACATAAACAGATTGGGTTATATCTACTCCTAAGTGATAATCCCCGTCTGTTTGAAGATGGGAAGCAATGGCATGGTCTGAACTATCAACTAGAGTAATAGTTTTATCACTTGTATAGGCTTCTATATTAGTTAGTTGGCTTTGTATAACTACTAAATCAGAATTAGTTGTATTGGTTAAACCATGTTGGATTACTAAATCAGAATTAGTGGTTGTGTGCAGGGTTTCTAGTAAAAGGAGGTCAGAATTAGTGGTTTCTGTTAAACCATGTTGGATTACTAAATCAGAATTGGTTGTATTGGTTAAACCATGTTGTACTACTAAATCAGAATTAGTGGTTGTACTGAGACCGCTCAATAAAAGTAAATCAGAATTAGTAATTTCTGTTAAACCATGTTGTACTACTAAATCAGACTCAATGTTATCAGTGTTTAAGTCAATATCACTAGTGTATATTTCTACGTTATCTATGGATACCTTTTGTGTTTTCCAAGGCATAATTTATTTTGTTTCTTTTGAGTATAAAGATTGTGGTTTATTTGTACCATGTCCCCATAGGTGTTTTTTGCAAACGGTATTAAGTATCTGAGGATTTTTTTCTGTAATAATCCTTTTTTTTGAGCAAGGAGATCGCGTATCTCTCCAATGACAATAGAGGGTTTCGCAATTTTTGCAAATAAATGCAATGTCTGCGAGGATGCTGGTGTTTGCCAGATTGTGTTTGTTTTGTTCTATTTGCGGAATGGGTTGATACGAAGTCTTGCCTCGGTACTTCAAACACAGGACATCCCAGTTCTTTTTCGTGATTGTATAAATGCCGGATTTTTCATCCCATGTTGCGGCTGCTTTTCGCACTGTATCCACATACCCCGAAGGTCGCTTTGGTTCATTTATTAATACATATTTTATTTCTCTAATCATCATTGTTAGGGTGCTCCGGGTGTAACTGAAACACTACAACTCCAATGGTTGTTGAACGAACTGGGGCCTACCGGCACACAATCTTCATAAGAATCTGCTCCTCCTGAACATGACCCACTAAACCCTATAGACCATACTCCGCTTCTACTGTTAGTCCAAATGTTCGTGGAACAAGTATAAGTTAACACAATACTAGGATTAATATTAGTAAAGGCGGTATAAGTGCCATAAGGAGCAGTACCAAAATTAGGCTTAGCACAATTGGTTGGACACTCACTTGGGAAGTCAGCAGGGTTGCTAAAAGATGCCTGATATCCATTAAGCACTATAAATGTCATAGTTGTAGATGAACAAGATTCAATTGGACTTCCTATACTATAATAAGATGTTCCCTTGCATCCTCCGTCGTTAGTAGTACCAGAGCAATCATCATTTTCATACTGACAATACCAATAATCATAGTAAAAATCTATTGTTGTTCCATCATCTAAATATCCTTCCCCACAACAACAAGGCGGCACACAACACTCACAATCGTAAGGATCGCCATACATTGGCAGGCCACTTACCGAGTCATAAATTGGCAAGTTGGTAGTCGAATTGTAAAGTGGGTCATCGTTTGACATTTTATGCCGGATCACATTCTGTTAGAGAAGTAATAGTAGTCCAACCACTTTCAGAACCAACTGGTAAGACATAAATCGACCGAGTTTTCTTTTGAAATGTGTGACTACTGTATTGAATACCTGTCACAACAATTTGTTCTTCTG